GCGCCATCACCAGCTCTTTGACCGTATCCACCCCGACGCTGAACAGCTTGATCTTGCCCTTGTTCGACGTGGACGGACGGGACACCACCGGCTGACCCACGCCCGATTTGCCCTTAATGGCGTAAATGCGGCGACCCTCACGCGGGCGCACAAAGTCGTACACTTGCTGAGTGAAATGGCCACCGGAATCGATCACCGCACAGGCAATGCGCAGCGTGTGGCCGGATTCGTGGAGATAGGTTTGCTGCAACGCCTGATCTAACTCGGCCCAAATGTCCGGCTTGGCCAAATCGCCATAGAGGACTTTAAAATCCACCGCAAACCGTTCGTGGCCTTCAGCCCAGCCTTCCACCAACAACTCCAGGCGGTCGTCTTGCACGTCCACCGAACAGGTCAACACCACGGCCGGTTGTGGCACCGGCGCGGCGTAATGCTCACGGCGACGGAACAATTCGTCCGACTCCAGGCGTTCGCCTTGTTCTGCCCAGCACTCCCCGAGAATCGTATTAACGAACGTCTTGAGCTTGCCCAGGTCGTCCTTGGCTTTTAAAAAGTCTTCAACCAGCCGCGTCCAATCGGTGAACGGCGAATAAGCCGACCAGATATGAAAGGACACCGATTTGGGGGTGGTGATCAACTGCCCGTCCAGGTCGAACCAGTCCAAGCCGTCTTGCGTCATCAACCCCCGATCCCGGTCCACCCACTGGCCATCGTGCAGTTGCGGCATCCACTCAGGGTAGGTGCCCAACACATGGCAGTGTTCGCACAAATACGCCACCGTTTCCGGGTCGTCGTCCTGCCACTTCATGCCAAAATCGGCGTCCGGCCCGCCCCATTTCAGATACTGCGGTTCCCCGCAATGGGGGCACGGCACTTCGAAACGCAAGTGCATTTTGGATTCAATAAAGGCCCGCTCAATCTGACACTCGCCTTTGTTTTTCGGGGTGCTGCCGCGCACACTGGTGCCGTACACCGACCCCTCCAGACGACGATCCCCCAAAAAGGTGGGCGCGCCTTCTTTCTCCACGTCCTCCGGGAACGCCGCCAATTCGTCGTAAAACACGGCGTCCACCGACAATTCGCGGTAATTCTTGGCAGCGGTGCCACCACGCACCACCAACTGACGTTTGTTGCTGAACAGCTTGGTGTCCAGGGTGTTGTCGCGGTGCTTCTTTCCAAACCACGGCGCAAGCGCCCGAATCACCGGCACGTCACGGATCATCGATTCAATGTGGCTTTTCATGAAGGCCCCGGCGGCACTGTCCGTCGGCTGCAACAACAACTGATTGCGGTTCTTATGCTCCAGCAAATAGGCAATGGCCGCTTTGACCATTTGCGAATAGCCCACCCGCGCCGATTTCATCAGATTGATTTCACGGATCAGGTCGTTGCCCATCGCGTTTAAAATCGCGGTCTGAAAATGCAACGTCACCCAACGCGCTTCAACGTAGGAGGATTCGGCGGACAGGTAAAAATGTTCGTCGGCCCATTCCACCGGGGTTTGCGGCATCGGTCGCCAAAAGGCTTTTAAGCCCAGCGCCACCTGGGCCTGGAAGTTAGCGATTTGATTGTTGGTTAAACTCATGCGCTAACTCCGGGACCCGTTCGGCCAACTGACTGAGCGCATTCATGCCCTTGGCCAGTTCCCGTTCCATCGTCGCTTGTTGCACTGGCGACATTTCCGGATGTTTGCGCTTCATGTTTAACGGCACCGAGGCCATCACGCCCGCCCCTTCGGCGGCCACTTTCGACAAGGCAAAGGCGGCAAAATCGGTCGGCACCACCAGTTGCTGATTTTCGTCGTTCTTCAATTCCTGGCCCTGGCGTTGCGCTCGGGTCAGTAACAATTTTTCGTACTCCAATTCGGCTTCCACCGAATCAAACACTTTCGGTCCATCCCCGCTTGACATCGCCGGTTTTGGTTGTGCTTTTTTCTGTGTTTTGGACAGCCGGTTGGCGACCACATCGGCGGCGGTGTAATAGACCGACCGTCCGACCTTCGCCACGGGCGCAACGTCCCATTTATCAAAGGCTTGCGTCGAGATTCCCAGGCTGGCCGCCATCTCTTTTTTATTCAGCCAGCCCGCCTCGACCTTCGCAGCGGTAGGAATGACTGACATAGAAACAACAACCTCGCCCCGGAAAAACTCATAAATAGCGAAAAACCGCGAGTCCGCTTACCCGTAAGCACTGGACTAGGAAGGACCCACTACCCACTAGAAGTCATATTAAAATGATCAATCACAACATGAACATCATCTCCATAAACAATGAACGGGCCAATCCCCCTCAAATCCATTGCCTCAATCGTGCCTTGTGCCGAGAGTCGCTTGATCGTAAACCCAAGAGACTCGGCAAACCCAACCATTTCTGATTCGTCTTTTTTTGCAAACTGAATCATTCGATAGTCAGTCCCAACACTAATTGCGCTCGGGTATTGCTGCTCAAGATAATCAGAAAAGCCCTGGTTAGTTACAAATGAGTAACCCTCGTTAATATTACTCATTCGAATACCTCCGACCAGCTTGCTTCTGTCATGTTAACGAATGCACCATCAGCGCCAACAGTATTTCTAGCTGTTGGATTGTTTGCGTATCCATCATCAAGCGGCATGTCGACAATCAATTCACCTGTCGTTCTGTCCCCACCCGACCAAATTTTTAGGTCACGAAGTGATCCGTTAAAAAATTTTGAAGCACTATTCGCAGAACCGATAAGAAAATTATTTACGCCAGTGTACGGTGTGATTGTTATATCTGTGCCAAACTGCACCCCATCAACAAAACACTTCATGCTTGTTCCTGACAACACAAAACTGACTTGAAACTCGCCCGTTGGAAGGTTTTCTGCACCATTGAAAGTAAACCCCACACCATTGGAAAACACCCTGATACTGTTAGCATCATTCAATCGAAAATAATACGTTGAACCGTGGTCATCAGCTAAGAGAGCATCATTAGCGCTCGGCGACACGGGGTTAATCATCATTGAGATTTCAAAATCACCGGCCAGCGTCACAGGATCAAGTTGCACATACTGACTGACACCATTCAACGTCATCAGCCAGCGAAAAAACTGCTCATAATTCGCCACTGACCGCACCACTGACCGCACCACCGAACGAGCCACAACCCCCTCAGCCATCAGTACGAGACCCCAGCTCCGCCACTAAACACCCACCGAAAATAACATTGCGCCATCTCCACCTGAACCACATCGTCCTCAGTGTATTGAGCATCTTTACAAAGCCTAAAACCCTGAGATTCATCTATCATCACTTCCAACCGAGCAGAACCACCGTCAGGCACCGACACCACAAAGGTCAAGTCTCCCCCACGATGGAATTGAACAGTTGAGTCAGTCAAATACGTTGACATACCACCCCCTTATTTAAAGCGCTTCGCCTTCAATACCCGCCCCGTGACCAGATCAAACGGCACACGCAACCACGGCGACC